GGTAGCACGGCTGATTGCACGCACGGCATCCATTTTCAAATCTTGGGGTAAGTCTACCCCAAATGTTGCATTCGCAAGAGCTGCTTCAATGCCCTGCCAATCATCAATGTGCAATCCAGCATTCATGAACCTGCCATGCAAATACGTGTTAATCAACTTCATGCCCAGCGTTTTGTCTGGGTAACGTAACCGTACCTCAGGCCAACTCATGGCTCTTTCAATCCGTCGTGGCAACTCACCAAATCTATGAACCCCAAAACCCCCGCAGTCATAGGCACAATACAGTACGTCATAAGAGGGTTCTGCCTGATCACTGATGATCACACCATCTTTAATCTCACTTGTAGTTATGCGTGACCAAAATGCACACGAACTACGCTTAGTTATCTCCGCAACAGTTCTAATTGCCCCCCGGGAAATCACACCATCAGCAGCCATGCAGCACCCTTGAACATACTCAATCGATGCGAAAGCAATTGGTGCCTGAGCATCGGAACCAGTGTACGATGCTACAGCTCTAGCAAGTGAGTTGCGCATCCCACCATCTCTGAAGTAAAAGACACGCAGTAGCTCAGCAACATCACCATCAATTAACTGTTTTGATGCATTTAATACATGGTTCTGGCCAGTCAAAAGTGTTGCACATCGCAACGCAATGAGCCCGCTGTTGCATGACATATCACTATCGTCGCCGCACACGTCATACTTCTCAGACACACCAGCCCCAAATAATATATAGTAGTCCTCAATCATAATGGTGAAATACACTGCATTAAACAGTGTATTGAATAGCTGTGTAGTTCGCCATCCAGACCAAAGGCCTTGTTCTAGGCGGATGTAGTTTAGCTCACCTTTCGTAATCTCACGAAAGCCTCTTTGTGCCAGCCGGCAGTCGTCAAAAGCATCTCTACACCAGTGCGCCGCTTTGCCGAGAAACTGCCCACGCGTATAGCCGTTTGTGTAAATATTTGCAGCTCCTGGATGTTCCAAGTACGCATTCCCTAATATGTCATAGAACATCCTCATGTGTTTAAACATGTGCGTGACATTGAAATCAGCATAATCAGTGTCTAGTACGGAGAACTTTTCCACCATTCGACGTCTTCTACGATTTATCTTTTCACTCTCCTCAACCACACTGCGCTCCAGCACCACCTGCTTAATAGCTTTGAACATCCATGGCTCAGCCTCAGCAATCGATAAGCACTCCATAAGCCAATGGTTCACTTCAGAGGGAAGTAGGGCGCGCAATTTGCCAGTTTCGTATTTTTCCGCGATCACACCGCGCATCATAGGCCTACTCTCTAGTATCTCTATTATGTCAGCAGGTGTCCGTGTTGCAAGCCACAATCGCTTCGAGGCAGTGCGGTCCAACTCCACCTCGATGCCATCCGAATGCAATGAAATTTCTTTTGTATACCTGCCAGCACTACCACTACTACCTAAGCTCAAGTAGTTAGTCATAAACAACTTAAGCGTAGGCATACTGCTATCAGCCATAGCACGCATCGCAACTCCCCCCATATCGGTTAAAAAACTTTTTATCCTACTGTCAAATCGTATTTGTCGCTGTTCCAGC